GTTAGTGCGGGGCGCATTGTCGGGGCGCATTCTTTTTAATGCGCCCTTTTTGGCAACAACGCGCCCCGTTTTCCTCAAAAAGGCACATCTTTGAAGCCGTCATCTCTATCGTGCCAAGCAAGCACAGTAGCCTTGGCCCAGTCTGATGTCCTATCGCGCCCCGGCACGAACCAGACGTAGTGGTATGCGCCCCGGCGCTTGATGCGGCGCTTGTCGATAGACTTGAACCCTTTTTCACGCAGTATGTTTGCCAGCGCCCGCCCGGTGGGTATGTCACCCCCTGCCATCGTGACGAGCGTGTTCAGGTGCGACATATCCAAAAGATAGTCACTGATCACCTCGCACCTATGTTCGTCTATGGCATCATCCAGCAT